CTTCCGCTGGACCGAGAAGCAGTTTGATTACGACCGGGAGTACGGCGTCGCCGCTGGTTTCCTGGGAGGCATCAAGCAGACCCAGTTCAACTCACTACCGTTTTCGACGATCTGCATTTCGACCTATTCGATCGCCTCGGTACTTAGTTAAGGAGGGCTAGGCTATGACCGCAGCTGGTGCAGTACTCAATCTGACCACGCCCGCATCCTTCCCTCCCGCTGGCTCTGACAAGGGTACCATTCCCGTTTTTCTTAGCGCGACTATTCCTACCACGGCGACCGACCATGCCGATGACTCCATTCTCATCGCTGGTCCACTGCCTCCCGTCGCGTTCATTAAGAACGGTGCTGGTGTCTTTGTTGCTCGATGGGATGACCTCGATAGTTCCACCGGCCTCGATTTCGATCTTGGCTTTGGTGGCATTGACGGGGTTCTCGACTTCACTATGATCAATGTTGGCACGACCGACTCACAGAAGGCCTTCGTGGGACAGAGTGCGCAAGTCGCGCTGTCTGACCCCTGGCTGGACATCGGCGGGCTGTACGTGATCATGGAGATCATCGCCGCAGCGACGACCTCGGTAGCAGGAGTTATCGAGATCGGGTTCGACTACACGCAGAACGTACTCAAACACGACGTCGCTACTTAGGCATTCCCCCTGGGGGGTTCCGAAGAGTCCCCCAGGTTTTTCTTTCAATCAAAGGAGGTCATTCCAATGACCGCAGCAGGTGCAGTACTCAATCTTACCTCGCAGGTGCCATCATCGTTTCCGCCTGCTGGCAACAACATTGGCCTGATCCCGTTCTCCATCACGGTCGAGCTGGACTCGACTGATGTGGACCACGCAGATGACGCCATCCTTCTCTTTCAGTTCCCCAGTCGAGCATATCTGCTCAACGGCGACGGTCTGCTAGTAGCGTCTTTCGACGACCTAGACACTGGCACCCCAGCCCTCGAAGTCGATATCGCCGTAGGTGGAGTCGATGGAGCCTCAGACTTCTTGCTCATCTCCTCGGCATCCCAGGATCACGCCCAAGCAGGCGGAGTAGCCACTTCCAGCGTGATCGCCACATCAGGCGTCGGTGCCTGGCTAGACGTCAGCAACCTGTACTTACAGCTCATCGTGCGTACCGCCGCAGCAACCGCTGCTGATGGTGACGTGACGATCGCTGGTTTCTACACCCAGAACATCGTCACCCCAGTGGTCAGGTCAACCAACCTGCCCTTCACCAAAGATCCCATTCCCTTTCCCCAAGTCTAGGAGCTAGATCATGACAGCAGCAGGCGCAGTACTCGACCTCTCTTCGCTGGCGGCAGTGCAGCTGCCACCCCGAAGCCGAGGTTTCAACCAGAAGTTTTTCAAAGCCACGGTGAACCTGGATCTGCTGGACGTGGACCATGTTGATGATGCGGTCCTGGTCTTCCAGTATCCAGTCGGAGCCTGGGTGCCACTGCACGATGGCTCCTACGGTATTACGTTCGACAGTGACGCCGACTTCGATACCCACGGCACAGAGACGCTAGAACTCGACCTGGCCGTAGGTGGCTCTGACGGCGCAGCCGATCAACTCCTCCTCTCTGGCGCCAGTTCGGTGATCGCAGAGGTCGGTGGATCAGCAGACTACGCACGCGGGACGGCCCTGACAGAGGGTACGTACTTCGCAGCAGGCAGCCTCTACTTGCAGCTCATCGTGCGCGTCAAGGCGGCCACCCCCGCAGATGGCACCGTCGTAGTTTACGGTTCGTGGATCGAGAACTTCGTCAACATCACTGTCTCATCGACCAACCTGTAAGCCATGCCCAGGCACAGAGGTACAGCACGCGACGTGAACGGCAACGCTCTGAGCGGGGCTAGTGTCATCGTGTACCACGAGGGGGTCAAGAACGAGGCTAGCCTCTTCTCTGAGCCCACCCTCACCACGGAACTCGCCCAGCCCATCATCACCGGATCGAACGGCCTGTACGAGTTCTGGGTTGAGGATGGTGTCTATGACATTCAGATCGCAGCCACCGGGTTTGCGACTGTCACACTGGAAGACACCCTCATAGGTCACCTGTTTGCCGATGCGTACACTTCGGTGGAGGCGGCAGTGGCACAGAACAGCTCCACCTACACCCCCATGGGCGGTACCTGGGTCACCGGTGTCGTCACCCAGGGTGGCTTCACGCACAGCGGTGGAGCGTTCACGTACATCGCGGACTCCACAGAGCGAGCCCTGGTCAACATCAACGGCTCCATCAACACCAGCGCAGGCAGCGTGGATGTGTCCCTGGCTATCCTCATTGACGGCAGTCCAGTGTCTGGCAGGGAGTGGGATGGCTTCCAAGTCAAGAGCGCTGACCCCACCAAGACCATCGGATTCCAGAACATTATCGACGTCGAGAAGGACTGTGTCATCACCATCGGCACTAAGGTCGGCGCCGGTACGCCCACTCTCACCTGGCACCTCGGTACCACGATCAGTATGTTTATTCTGTAAGGAGACACATGCCATACCATAGAGGCGTAGCAAGAGATGTGAACGGCAACGCCATCACCGACGCCAGCGTCTTCGTCTACCTAGAAGGCACCACCACCAAGGCCACCCTGTGGTCCAATCCAGCCCTGGATGTAGCGCTCAGCAACCCCGTCATAACGGGCTCTGACGGCGTCTACGAGTTCTACGTGGACTCCGGGATCTACGACCTCTACATCGCAGCCACTGGGTTCGACACGGTTATCCTCACTGACACGGCCATCGGTCCTCTCTACGGCGAGACCTACCTCGCCACGGCCGGTGCCGTAGCGCAGAACGTTGAGCCCTCTTATCTCCCCGTAGGTGGTACCTGGGCCAGCGGCGAGATCTCCTCGGGGGTGTTCACGCACGCTGGCACTAATGGCATCCTGACCTACATCGGGGATGCTACTCAGATGGTCCTCCTCAACTTTCATGCTCTGGTGTCCGTGAGTGCCGACAACGCCTACTTCTTCATCTTCGCCATAGACGGAGCCATCCTGAGTCCCAAGCGCCCCCTGGCATATAGCATGCTCGCCGCCACTGCCGCATACCAGTTCGGTATTACCCGCATCGTGGAGGTCAAGACCGGTGAAACCCTCTCCGTGATGACTGCGATCGGGGCTGGCAGTGGCAACCTCACCATGGCCAACGGAGCCACCTTTACTGCGCAGATCCTATCATGAGCCAATTCTCAGAAGTCACACTCATTACCTCCGCATCCTACCTGTACGGCTGGGGCACCATGCGTGAGCGCATCGAGCAAGAGGTCCACAAGCCGGGCGGCTCAGATCAGATCTCGATCGCTATGATCACGGCCATGAACTGGTATAAGCATGAGCGCTTCTGGTTCAACGAGGCCACCCACACCTTCGAACTCACCACGGATCAGCAGAACTATCCGCAAGAAACAGACGATGGGCAGTACACCGAGAGCTGGCCGGTGGACATCGAGCGCATCATCGACACCTACATCCTGGTAGGCGGAGAGCGCTGGTTGAAGATCACAGGTGCGGACATAGACGACGTGCGTTGGCTGACCCCCACGGACGAAGTGGTCGGCGTGCCTAGCTACTATGCCTGGTTCGACGAGCAGATCTGGCTCACCCCCATCCCCAACATCTCCACCTCCACCACAGTCCGCATCGATTACGTACAAGACGTCGGTATCCCCACCTACGTGTGGTCCGGTTCCGAGTGGGTATTCTACGCCCCTGAGACCCGAGCCCCCTTGAACGACGACTTTACGAACCGCTGGTTGGAAGAGGCAGAGGTCCTGATTCGTAGCCGGGCGAAGTACGATCTGTACCTCAACTACTATGATGACCAGGAGAATGCTGACAAGATGTACGGTGCCTGCATAGAAGCCATGGGTCAACTCCGCGCCAGGCGTGCCGCACAGACCGCCGAGTTCGGCAGACAACCGACGAGAGTCTAATATGAGTTCGCTGCAAAAGAAGATGGTGTTCTTCGGTCAGTGGAACCCAGACGGGGTGGAGTTTGACAGCCCCGACCTGGAAACCTCTGAGAACGTCATTCCTGTGTATGGTGCTCACCGGCCCCTCAACAAGCTGCGTGAGATCTCCAACGAAGCTGACAGTGACCCGATCACAGGTGGCTATGCTCACCTGGTGTCGTCTGCCGCCCCCCAGCAGCACATCACGCCCCTGGGGGCTCCCGAGACATACTCGGACGCGGACGCTACTGGGTGGTTTGACGATGAAGGTACCGACCTCCACACCCTGGACGATGAGGGTGCTATCAGGCTGTCGGGCTTCTCGGGGGACGATGAGTCGTTCGTCTTCACCAATGACTGCGATGGAACCAACCCATCTAACTGGAAGGTCTGGCTCCTCAACACTCCACGCGTGACTCCCAGCTCGTTCAACGAGCCAGTCAAGATCACTATTCGTGCCAAGTACAAGAACCCCACGGGAACCACTACTCCGATTGTTGAACTGTGGCTGGCCGATGACACCGACGATCTCGTAGGCTCAGAGGCATCCCCTCGCTCAGTGGAGATCACGAAAGCTGCTGGCGCCGATGAGTTCGAAGAGCTGTCCTACACGCTGGACGGGACCGAGGAAACGGCTCTGCTCAACGCCGACTGGACCACCCTAGAACTCGGTCTACGTGGTGACATCGCAGACCTGCTCTCAGACGGTGACATGCAGAACCCAGACGCAGACCTGCTCACCACGGGCTGGCTCGTCGATGGCGACACACCGGTAGACGAGGACAACATCTACCCCAACCTGGCACGGACTCATGCCGGTGGCAACGACTACCTAGACTCGTACGCGTACGCCTCCATCCCTAAGGGTGCCTCGCGTACCCTCATCGTAGAACATACAGAGCTGATCACCACCTGGGGAAACGTGGGGTCCATCGTACCCGCCTTCGCGTTCTCCTCGGACAAGGCCAACACTTCCTTCAAAGTTGAACTGCTCCAAGTAGACGCATCGGGTGCAGATGACCCCGACGCCGAAGCCTTCGTACTGTACGGCGAGCTGACCTATCGCATCGTCTACACATGGAACGAGGACAACGTGAGCACCACGGAGGAGTCAGCTAGCTCCACGCATGTCACTGACGCCGTCCTGGAATCGGCCCTCAACGAGCCCAACTTCAACGAGAAGTTCTACCTAGCCTTCACCCCGACGTACGCCGGAGACGGCAGTACGGGTGGCTCCACGGTGATCCTGTACCCCTCGGGGCCAGATCCCATCGCTATCTCGGGCCTGACCGGGGACGCTACTGACCTGGCCGACGACAACGATCAAGGTATCACCTGGACCAACGGGTCCCATCGTGAGATGGTGGTGGATATCGCCACCGAGGAAGATCCGTCAGTGAACGCTGGACGCGTACTCATTATCAAGGGTACGGCCGGTGAGGACATCGGTATCCAGCTCCGCGGCATCAACCCCAATACTGGGTTGGAAGAGAACATCAAACAGTGGACCAACCCGTCTCAGCAGCAGAGCTTCGACTCCGACGGGGTCTGGACAGCGACCTTCGGTGGGCGCTTCCTGGCGCACGACACGGTCAAGCTGCATGTCATGATGGGGCAGGGTACCTCTTCGGCGGGTGCTCAGGTCCTCTTCGCCTCCTACCAGTACCAGGGTGACTCAGCCAAGCCTAAGGTCTACGGTGCAGCCTTCGGACAGGCGCAGCCGGTAGGGCGTGGGGTGGCTATTTCACACGCCTACCTAGACGCCGAGACTGATGTCAATCTGAATCAAGTGGACAGGGTTGAATCCTACGTCGGCACCAAGACCTCTCTCTACCTGCTCGGCAGCCAGGACTGGGTAGACGCTACCCGGAACGCAGATGCGTACGGGGATGATTCGCTAGCCACCTCCCGCGTCTGGGATTTCACCAGTTGGGGCGACGACATTATCGCGGTCAATTATGCCGATGAGCCTCAGCGTCTCGTCGTCGGCACCTCGAAGTTCGTTGACCTCATATCCAGTGGCATCATCCCCATGGCACGATTCTGCGCGGTGGTCGGTGCGCAGCTGATCTTGGCTGACATCAACCCCGTCGCTTCGGCGGACGGCGACGCCTACACCGATGGCAAGCCCTACTCGATCTGGGCATCTGGCATCCTGGACCCCACATCCTTCAAGGCGGCAGATTATGACACCCAGTCCGCCATCTTCTCCCTCATCGCCCAGCCGGGTGGCATCACTGGTCTGATCGGAGGCGAGTATGGAATCATTTTCAAGCGTAATTCTATTTGGCGCATGTCTTATGTGGGCCTACCTGTTGTCTTCAAGTTCGACACGATCTCTATTGGGCAGGGTACTCCCTTCCCCCAATCACTTGTTCAGGTGGATTCGGACGTGTACTTCTGGGGCAACGGAGGCATCTTCCGAGTCAACCAAGGACAGTCCATCCAGCGGCTCAGCGGAGGACGAGTAGAGAAGCTGATCTTCGACACCCGCTTTGAGCCCTACGCCTTGCAGTCGGACTACTCTCCTGACACAGTCATCAACGAGTCCATGGTCCAGGGTGCGTACGACTCCTACACCGGCCTGGTGTGGTGGTTCTATAAAGGCCCCCTCGATCTGGATCACAAGCTCTCTCACTTCATCGTCTACAACCCGCGCGAGGATCGCTTCTCGCATGGTCAGATCGACGACCTCAACGTCGCCGTGGTGATGGGCAAGTCGAACGTGAGCTTCAAAGAGTTGGGTGTCAATCGTGGCTTAGAGGTCATGACCTACGATGGCACTAACGCCGGGTACGCTAAGTTCAACGACGCTGAGACTAACACGGCCACGCTCACGACTAAGATCATTTCCCCTCGGTCATTCGACTACCAGGACGGACGGGACATCGAGATCCATGCAGCACGCCCCATCTTCCGCTCCCAGCCCGCGTCTAGCAACCCTCCAAACTTCGCCATCCAGGTGGAGTCAGCACAGGACCCCAACATGTATCGCGGGTTGCAAACTCAGACCGTGGACCACAGGCGCGTCGATAGGGATGGCTGGCTGCACCTCAACCGGCTGACCGTTGGGGAGTTCCATCGCCTGACAGTGAAATTTCCCTCAGTCAACGAGATCCAGGTCAAGGAGTTCCTTGGGGTCCAGTTGCAGATCCGCGCGGCAGGAGACTACTAATGCCCATCACTGAGTACATGGCCGATGGCGATCGGATGAAGACCAAGAATGAGGGCCAGGGCATAAACGACTATGTCCAGGACCAATACTTCACCGCTCAGCAGAACTTCTCCGTTGACCAAGGACGCAGCTCAGGTGGTGGCACCGTTATACTGGGCGGCTTCCCAGCGTACATCCTGCGTAAGGACACCTCGGACTTCATCGACTACTCTTTCAACAAGCCGAGCCATTGGCGCAAGGGTACCTGTAAGGTCACCGTCTACACCTCGGATGGTTCCGGGGCGAGCGATGAAGAGTACTTCATCCAGGTGAGGGTGAAGGGTGCCCAGGTTGGGGTGGGGTTCACTGACATCCTCGCAGAGACCGGGCAGGCGATCAACACCGTAGCACAGGAGGGGTATGGCGCTTTCGTCGTGGTCTCGACCTCATACATCTTGACTACTCCGCAGGCATGGGGCATCTACGATCTGATTTCCCTTCGCGTTAAGCGGCTCTTCACCGACCCACTCGACACTATGGATACACAGGACGCCTACTTCTACGGCGCCAGAATTGAGTATAGACCATCTCAGTCTCAGTAATCCGAGTAGAGAACCCCAGCCAGCTGGCGCACTTCTGGTTCGCCATCAGGCCCCACCTCGCCGCGTCAGTCTCCGCCTCAGAAGACATGGTGTCCCTGTATGACATCTATCGCTCGATACGGAGCGGTTGCTGTCAGTGCTGGCTCATCGCCCAAGACGGGGACGTGAACGGGACATTCATCACCGAGAACATCAAGACCCAGAAAGGGTGGCACCTGAATGTACCCTTCTGCGGTATACGCGATAACAGCATCCGTAGCTTAATAGCGGCATGGGACAAGTTCGAAACCGTCGCCGCTGCATGGGGCTACGCAGCAACCAAGTTCATCAGCAGCGACCCTCGCTTTGCATCGATCGCAAACCGGCGTGGCTACCGTCCACGCTACGTTGAATATATCAAGGAGCTATAATGGCACCCCCAGTCGCAGCAATGGCAGCAATGCAGTTCGGTCCTCCCGTCCTCGGCGCCCTCATGGGTAGCAAGGGTGGTCCAGACCAGGTGCAATCGACCGAGACTAATACCCAGAACCAGGCGTGGAACCCAGGCATGGCTGACCGTTGGGGTCAGAGCATGGAGGGTACCTACAACCAGGCCATGAACAACGTCAACTTCGGCCCCACTGGGTACCAGAACGCGATGTTTGACAGCCTGTACTCATCCGCCTATGGTGGTCAAGGAGGCGGCGGTGGAGGTGGTGGCGCTGGTATGGGGAGTCAGATGCAAGGCAGAGGCGGTGGTGGCGGTGGAGGCGGTGGTGGTATCATGAAGCGCCTCGCTGGCAACAACGTAGCCTTCAACGACTACGAGACCCGCGTCCTAGATCCTGGCTTCATGGACTGGGAGAACAACCCTCAGTTGGCCCAGCGCTTGGCAGGCATGCGCCTGGAATCCGACGAGTCACAGCGTGAGGCGATGTCACAGGCATTCGGGCAGTTCGCAGGCGCCGGTGGCACCATGGGCATGACCGGTATGATGGCCGCAGGTCGAGGCAAGCTAGCCGACGACTTCGGTGAGAACCTGGGCATCCAGCAGGGTCAGTTCATCACCAACTACGATCAGCAGCTCCGCGCCCAGCAGGCCGCCGCTAACCAGGCATGGTCCGGCAGGGAGAGTTCGTATGACACCGGGGCGTTCAGCAACGACGCCACTAAGGCGTCAGCGCGTATGCAGCTTCAAGGCGTCATGGCAGGCATCGAGTCCCAGGAGCGCCAGGCCGCTGCTGCTGCCAGAGGGAGTGCCAAGCAGCAAGCATTCAACAACCAGATGGCCGTATTCGGCCTTGGTTCCCAGATGGCAGGCATGCAACAACAGGGCGCTGGCCTTGGACAGTTTGGCCTCACAGCGGCCTACGGTGCAGCACAGCACCCCTACCAGCAGTCCTTCGGTAGTCAGACACAGCAGCAGACCGGCACCACGCCTGGATCACCAGGTGGATGGCAGGGTGCCGTAACCGGTGGAACCACAGGAGCGGGCGTGGGTAGGGGCCTTGGCAACTACTTCGGCACCGGCTCAGACGGTAACCAACCGTGGGCAAGGAGCTAGACGATGCCAAATCCATTCTCAGTCCCTGGTCTCGCAGGGCTCATAGCCAAGTATCTCCCCGACTACCAATTGGCGCCACCCGGAGGCGGTCAGTTCGGCCCCAGGTCAACGATACTGCCCCAGCCTATCAATGAGCCGGTGCAGGGCAGTCCGATGCCTATGCCCTCCCCAGGCCCCAGCTTTGACCCTAAGGTGGTAGCGCCGGGAGACTATGCGCTCTTCAACGAGCCTATGGGCCCAGAGGGGCCAATGCAGCCACCTGCTCCCTCCCTCCCAGGTGAGGGCTTCCCGTACCAGTCCTTCGCGGACGAGATCGTGCAGAGCCGTGGCACTGTCCTCCCCTTCCCGGAAGGTGGGGTAGACCCCGGCCAGGTGCAGATGTCACCTATGCCAGGAGCGTTCCCCCCTGATGGCGGCGTAGACCACAGCCCAGAGGCACAATTCAATCGCGCCTGGGAGACGGACACAGCCCAGCAGGAGGACGCACTACGACACGATCAGAAGGAGGGCATCCTCCAAGCCCTCTTCGCAGGAGCCGCCAACAACCCAGGTGACATACTCGGTATGTTAGGTGATGCCAGTCAGGGCATGGCAGGCCCTATGAGCCAGCTCCCCCTGCAAGAGATGAGGCGTTCCCGGAAGGAAGAGCGTCTCGGTGTCCTGGCTAAGATCAAGGCCCTCAACGCCCCTTCTCCTGGTACGTACGGCGAGGCGGCCCATGAGACGGCTTATTGGAACAGCCTGAGTAAGGAGGAAGGCCAGGCCAAGATGAAGGAGAAGCACACCAAGAGACTCTTCACCAACGTGAGGGGCTTGGGCCAAACTCAGTACCGCGTCAACGAGGATGGGTCGCGTGAGTTCAACGTCGATGGTCTATGGATGGACCACTCCTCAGCCATGGACGCTGGTGAGCAGCGCCTCTTGGAGTACAAGGGTAAGGAAGAGTCGGCCAAGAAGGGTGTCGCACAAGCCGACAGGCAGGCCGGTATCGACCACGTCAGGTCCATCCTGCCTGGCACCTCGGACGATGTAATCGCACGCATGGTGGACATGGACTTCCTGGCCAAGGGCATCGAAGCTAGCCCTGAGGATGTCCGTCGCATCTACAAGGAAACCGCACGCTCTGGCATCAGAGACGTCATGACCCATGGTACCCCAGCAGAGAAGCAGCACTACGCACGGGCACAGGCAGAGAATGACGAAGACGCCATGATGCTCATCGTACTGGAAATCAAGAAACGTAGGAGGTAACATGCCCCCCATCTATGGGTATGACCCTACTCCGTACGACGCGTATTTCCAAGCGTCCGGTGCGAAGTACGGGATCGACCCCGGTATGCTGCGTACTCAGGCAGGCATCGAAAGCAACTTCAACCCTCGGGCTGTGAGTCCGAAGGGCGCTATGGGCATCTCGCAGTTCATGAGAGCCACAGGAGGTGACTACGGATTAGTCGATGACGAAGACTTCTTCAACCCGGAGAAGAGTATCGCTGCGCAGGCTCAGTACATGCGAGTCCTAATCGACCGTTACAATGGCGACGAGCAGCGGGCCCTCTCTGCGTACAACGCAGGCATGGGCAACATCGAGCGACACGGTGCCTACGACTGGGATGAGCCCAAAGAGTACCGCAGACGCTACAACGAGCGATATGTGCTACCACCTTCGGAGGCAAGAGATCCCTCTCTTCTATCCGGTGGAGGGGGAAGTGGCCCAGAGAAGTACGAAGATTACGTGTCCCGGCTGCGGGCAGAGTCTAACCCTCAGCCTGAGCAGCGAGCAGGAGTAGAGGACAACTACGAAGACTACATAGCGCAGCTGCGTGCTGGGTCCAACGTCCAGCAACCAGAGAACATGGAAGTCGCGCCGTACGAAGAGTACATGGCCGGGTTGCGCAAGGACTCCCAGCCTGACGAAGACAAGCTCGACGATGTATCGCTGGAAGCACGCAGGTTAGGCATCCCCCTCGGCTCCCAGGCGATGGCAGAGCATGTTACCCAGTATGGGGGGAAACCCTCGCTTACCCCCTCCCGAGTATTGAAAGGCTCCCCCTATGCTGGGTCTGAGCTAGACAAGTACGGCAACCAGATTGAGCAGGACTACCCGATCCATTACAAGGCCCGCATCTTGAAGATCGAGGATGCGGACACTATCCAGGTCCGTGAGATGGGTACCGGCGAGGAGCGCTGGATACGTCTCCCTGACATCGACGCACCTGAGTCCGACACCCCTGAGGGTGCCGCTGCCGAGGCTGACCTCATGTCACGCTACAAGGTGGGCACCCAGGTCACCGTCACCACTAAGGGTAGTGAGTGGAAGGGTAAGTACGATCGCCCTCTGGGCAAGGTCTTCCTGCCCAGCATGGTAGGGCACGTCGTGGACATGTCCGCCCCTGACGACCTGACGGGTGAGCTGACCACGTACGAGGGAGTAGACGCCGGTGCTATCGGCACCTTGATCTCTTCCGCGATGCGCGAGGCCCCCGAGCTGATGATGCTCCCCGAGGACATCTATGACTGGGTGGCCGATGGAGACCCCGACGAGAACAGCAAGATCTATCAGTGGGCTGACGGCCTAGACGCCAAGTGGCACCAGAGACAGATCGACTTTGTCACAGGTGACTACGACCCCGATCGCACTACTTATGATCTACCCTTCGTCGGCAACGTCTCAGTGGGCGAGCTGATTCGTGCAGGTAGCACAGCCACCGCTTACGCATTCGGTATAGCCGGAGTAGCAGGCAAGGCCGTGAGTGCTATACGTGCAGGGCGGCGTGCAGCTACAATGATGCGCCAGGTAGACTCCATTGCCGCAGGAACAGCCTCAGCAAAGGACCTAGCCAGGATTCGGAAAACCCTGATCAATACGCTAGGAAACACCGAGGACTCTATCAAGGTAGCTGATGACATCATCGGTCGTGCGGCTAAGTCTAAGGGAGAAGGACGTCAGATCATTCTGGACCACATGCCCGCCAACAAGGGCGAGACCATGGTGCAGTGGACCAAGCGCTTCGCCAAGACGTTCGTTGCACACACCTTCGACCAGTACACCGGCCTGACACGACTGGGCAAGGCGGCGGGCAAAGTAGAGTTCCGCGAGCTGACGGCCTACCTCAACCAGCTCCACGCAGGCGATGAATTCGCTCGCTCCATGATTAGCAATGTCACCACCATAGCGAGCCGTGGCGCAGACGGTACCGTCCAGATGGTGGAGACCGGTGAGGCCCTGACCGACGTCTTCCAAGGCGTAGAGATGGACGACGTTGACGCTGTATTGCGCCTTATGACCTTACAGATGGCCACCAAGGTGGAGATCCCCCGGTTCACCAAGTGGATGGGGCTAGCCGGTGGTGACCTGACTAAGGCACAGAAGATGGCCAAGGACGCCGGTGAGAAGTTCGTTGACTTCGACCTGGACGAGATCCCTGAACTCTTCCGCATGGAACGTGAGTTGGAAGACTTGTACCGTGTGGCTGGTAAGGAACAGCATGCACAGCTCCTGGATAAAGCGACCAGGGCCCGGTCCTGGCTGCAACGCGCCACCTTCGACCAGATAGTGGACGTAGGTGGGATCAATGCCAAGGGCAAGCAGCAAGTGATGGAGTACATGGAGTCATGGTTCGCTCCCTGGGGCCGTCACCAGAGCGACGACTTTCTTGTCAGCATCATCGGACAAGACGCAGTCGATGAGATCAAGACCCTAGAACAGCTGTCCCAGACAGTGGCCGAGGTGAAGAAGGCGCGTGGCTCACTCGGGCGCCCCAAGGCCGACCCGGTCCCACTGCATGGTCGTAAGCACGGCCTGGGTGGGGGACGTCGCAAGGTCGTCAACCCCCTAGACCAGTTCATCGCCCGTGGCGTAGCCATCAACAAGTGGGCTACCCGGCAGCGCGTACGCAACCTGACCGGTGACATGCTGATGGAGAACCCCCACCTGATGAAGGGTGTGAACGCCATCACTGACGCACGGGCTGTCAAGCAGTTGATGAAGCACACCCCGGACGATGTGATGGTAGCCTTCCACAAGCAGGCGGACGGCTCCGTACAGCGCATCGCCTACCAGTTCGACGATCCCAGCATGATCATCGCCAACAAGGCGCTGCAACCAACGCAGGCAGATACGCTGCATAAGATGCTCAAATTCATGAGCGGGCCTACCAGTGTGTTCCGTAAGGGCACAGTGCTCGGCCTCAACTTCATGCTCCGTAATCCGATTCGTGACCAATTCATGGCCGCAACCCTCTCCAAATACGGCTACAAGCCCGTGCTTAGTTTCTGGCGCGGGATGGCTCACGTTATCACCAAGAGCGACTTCTACAACACGCTCAAAGCGAGCGGTGGTGGACAGTCCACGCACGTTGGTAATATCTACCAGCGCACTAAGAACTTCGAAGTAGACATCGGCACCGGGGAGAGACTCTCCGACATATCCAGGCTGGGGAAGGACCCAGACCCGATCGGTGTCGTACGTGACGCCACTGTGCCCTTTGGTATCCACCGTACCGACGAGCCTATGAGCCTGCTAGCGAAAAGGTTCAAGGGGAGCTACCGGGGTTACGTGTCTGACATGAGCAAGAAGACCAGCCCCGAAGTGTCTCGCTTCGACCGCTGGTTGGCACCCCTGGCTAAGATCTCGGAGGCCCTAGAAGAAGGCACCCGCGTAGGAGCCGCAGCTGGTATGCGTGCCCGCATGAAGAAGGGCAAGAGGATGACCCTCATGGCAGCCCTAGATGACGCTGCTGGTGGGGCTACCGGTTGGGGCAAGATGCTCTACTCCCGCAAGGCTCGCAAGGGCTTCTTCGGCAGGGTCAAAGAGGCACGCTTCCTGGATGACGCTACCATGGAGAGACTGGCCAAGAGTAACTGGGTGGACTCCGCGGTCATCGACGAGATGCGCAACATCACTCTGGACTTTGCCCGACACGGCAAATACGGTGAGGCCCTCAACGGGCTGTACCCCTTCTTCAACGCAGAGCTGCAAGACATGTGGCGCTTCACCAAGGCGATGAAGGAGAGCCCGCTGTCAACCATGACCAAGGCGTTCACCTACATCACCATCCCCGCCATAGCGAACTGGTACCTGAACTTTGACGACCCAAACTACCAGGCCCAGAGCGAGATCGAGAAGGATCTGTACCTGCACCCGTTCGGCTTCGACTCTGAATACAAGAAGTTCGGACGTATACCACGCCCTCTGGGCATGGTCAATGGCGTGTTTGGCTTGGCTGCACACAAGTTCATGGACTACATCGCAGCCAATGATCCCGCCATGGTGCGAGCCATCGAAGAGATGTTGTGGCCCGGAGGAGCGGCTCGGGAGGCTCGGGACAACTTCCAAGAGACCATGTACGAAACCAAGAAGGGTGTGCATGAGGAGATGGGCGGCATTCCACAAGCCCTGGTCGCTCTGCTGTCGATGGGAATGGCAACCTCACCTACGGGACAGGGCGGCGGAGCGGCAGAGAACCAACTGCCCGCCGGAGACCCACTGCTGCAAGGGACCACTCCCTTCAACTACTTGAAAGAGCAGGTCACAGAGTACGCTACGACTAACATGGTCGCCAGGTACGCTATGCCCACCAAGGAGAACACCCTAGGGGCCACGCTAGCACCTCAGTTCATTGCCCCCCTGCTGCACATCAACGCCAACTGGGACCCGTTCTTCAAAGCACCGATCGTTCCACCCCGGTTCATGACCGGTGAGCTACAACCGCAGGACATCTACACCGAGTCCACGACTCCTATGGAGCGCTCCCTGAGCAAGATGCTCAACCACCTCACCCCTGAGGCCCTGAACATCAACCCCATCCAGATGGGCTACCTGATCAGGCGCTACACGGGCTCCCTCGGAGCTGGCTTGATGACCACTGCCGACATGGGCATGCAGGACCTGGGCCTCATCCCAGAGCGTCCCAGTCACATCAGTGACATCACGGATCGACCCGGTGCCGGTGGTCTGTACGGCCGCGAGCCCTTCGGTAGCAACTCCGCCCCTGTGCGGGAGCTGTACGACCAGTGGGAGATGGACAAGAAGGTACTGGGCAGCATGCAGTACAACCAGGCAGCCATGCGCCCGGAGCGCATCAGAGACATTGTCCATAAGCACCCCGAGTTCGTCCCCGCCCAGCTGTTGGAGACGGCCACCAAACAACTATCCGCCATGCACAAGGCACGGCGTGCGATCAGGGCAGATGAGTCCCTCACCCAAGAGACTAGGGTAGACCAGCTGTTCCAGCTCGATCAAGCAATGACCACGTACGCATACCAGATCATGAACGCCTACCTCGCTATGCGTACTGACCCTGACCTGATGATGCAGATCTCAGGTCTTCTAGGAGACTAACATGCACGCGCTGTTAGCACTGTTGAAGAGCCCCTTTGCCAGGCAACTGCTGGTGTTCGGGTTGGAGTGGGGTCTGAGGAAGGCCAACCGTAGCCTCCTCGGCAAGAAGGAGCGCGACGGTACGAAGTACCTGACCAAGGCGTACAAGAAGGCGGCTAAGGCAAGCCGGAAGGCTCGGAAGAAAGCCCGGAAGGCAGCCAGGAGGGATGACTGGTGAAGAAGGTAACCATAGCAGTCATCGTGGGCACTATCCTCGCCGTGTCGGCGTACGACGTCATCCCCGCAGCGAACCAGAAGAGCGGTGACACGATCTCCGAGGTGCTCCTCAAAGCGGCCAGGTTTGCGCCTGTCGTGGCAGTAGCATGGGGCATCCTCACAGGGCACCTCTTCTGGCCACAGGGAGGTAGTCATGAAAAGTAGACCCGGACCCGTCGGGTGCTGGTTAAAGGCCAACTGGCTGGTCATCAGCCTCTTAGTGGGTGGTACCGTATGGGCCACCACGATGGAGAACGAAGACGAATCCCTCAGTGCAGGGAAGCTCATTACCAGCGAGCAGATCCGGGGCATCCAGAGCGATGTGATCCAGATCAAGACTGACGTAGCTTTCTTACGCGGACTGGCCGAGAAGCGTGCTGAGTAAGGTGCTTACTCATCTACTCGTCCTGCTGGTCACCGTAGCGACGACCCTAGGGGCGATGCCACTCGACCCCCAGTACGTGAACATGGACGCCGTGAAGAACGCGGGGCTGGTGTATGCCAAGACTGCCCTGGACTCAGAGAAGTGCGAGAAGGCGTTTCAGTTAGAGTTCCACGAACTGAACAACGTAAAGGAGATCTTCCTACGCGACGCCTTTGAGATGGTGGAGATCATGCCCATCCCGATGTTCTCCAACAACTCAATCAAGGGGGCCGTGAACTGCGACGTGTCCAGTGGTACGGTCCTAGTGTCCGAGTACTGGATAGGCTGGGGTGGCGCTAAGAAGTACTCCACCACCCTGGTGCATGAATTTGTCCACATCCTCCAATGCAAGGAAGTCTTCGAGATGTGGGGCACGTATGCGAACCTCACCCACATCCAGCGCGACAAGTTTCGCCCCGTCAAGCGAGGCATCGCCATCAAGTATGAGCAGGAACTAGAATACTCAGCGTACCGCATAGCCGGTGCCTGCACTAACGCGCCTGTGCCTGAGATAGCCCAGCGCAAAACGAAGGAGAAGAAGTAATGCCAATGTCACCCTACGGTATGCTGGGAACCCCCTCAGGTGGTGGAATCTCAGAGATGCTCAATCAGTACATCCAGGAAGCCATCGGACAACAGCCCGTTGGGCAGTACATCGGTGAGTCAGAGCCTGGCGTGAACCCCATCCAGGGGATGAACCCCGAGGATATGATGCTGGGTCAGATGCCTATGACACCCGGTGATGTATCCGGTATAGCCACCGGTATGCGTGGTGCAGCTGGCCTAGCTGGTCGCATCAAGGCTGGTCTGGGCTTCGGTCGTGAGACCTTGGAAAACGCCGCACCGGCCGCCGCTCGGAACTCGCAGGGCCTAGCAGGCGCCATGGCAGGCTTCGGAGATGAGGCCATCCCTATGGGAGGACCCCCACAGGCCCCAGCAGGCCCCGTAGGACCACCCCCCGCTGGCCCAGCGCCTGACTTCGGCGGAGGCAACGTCGGACTAGGTGGTGGCCCCCAGATGGGCAGCCAGGCCGGTGGTTCGCTAGACCAGATCTTACAGATGCTGCCCCCTGAGGCCGCAAGCATGCTCCAACAGGGCGTCCCCCTAGCGGAGGTTCTCAGGGCGGTGTTATCGGGTGGCGTCTAGGGACTGATCTATGGTAGCATTACGTATGTGTGAGACCATACCGTTCAACCTACCGAAGCAGTCCATGGACGAACTAGACACCGCCATGGGGAATGCCCGTGGTTCCGACAACACGTTCCTCAACAGTATGCTGGATGGGTACAGATGGGAGCTGTATGTATTGGGGCAGTTGCAGATGTACGGTTACTGGTGTGCGATCCACCCCCTACGGACGCGTCCTGACCGTGTCTCGGCCAAGGACTACTCAGATCCCTACGATATCCTACTCGGCAGCCAACCAGGCACCGCGATCAGTGCTTCCTGGCAGCTCCATCTTGACGTCAAAGCACGCTCCTACCAGTTCTCTACCCCTGACACCTGGCCCTTCGACACGGTGACAGTTGACCCGGTCAGCAGGTACGAGAAGCGTGAGGTCAAGCCCGACTGGTGGGCCATCGTGAGCAGCCGCAACAACAGCATGATGTTCATCGACAATGACACCCTGATTAGCGAGGGTGAGGACGAGTTCCTGTCTGGGTACTGCTCATACAAAAGCGCCCCCAAGGAGTGTTTCATCTCCATGGAGGCGTTTGTGAAGCGGTTGCCAGCAGCTACGGTGTCGATGGATCGACGGGCGAAGCACCCTTCAATCTAGCCATCTCGCCAGGCTTGGGAGCCAGCTGAGACTCAAAGGTGGCGCTGTCCAGTATCTTCCGAACACCCTTCAAACCCTCCCGGATAATCTTCGCGGAGGGTTTTATCATGAGCGGTATCCGGATGCCACAGGTCTTCATCTCACCCATGAACTTGATGGCGATGATGATACCCCACCCCTCGGGGCCCATCTTGGTCTGCCACCCACGGTAGGCGATGTCTACCACCTCCTCGTTGTCGTGGAGGAACTCATCGACTACCTTGTCAATCAAATGCGCTGTCTTGTAGTGCTTGGGTACCTTCGGCTTCGGTGTCCCCTTCGGGAGCTGGGTGCCGAACTGCTGTGGCTTTCCCCCCGAAGACTTCGCATACTTCTGCGACGCGCGGGTCATCGATCACCTCGGTACACGTCAACTGATGTTCTGCGTCCGTCATCACGGGTACCTTCATAGTTCTTGGAGGGATACCTAAAACCTCCCCGCATAACCGACACACGGTCTGGTGCGGGCCAAAGCGCGGAACTGTGACGTTCGTCGTGAACCCTTTCATCTGTCTCCATGCTACCAGGGACGTATTGTCCTTGCTCTTCCACGTCGTCTTCGACGTAGGTAGGAGCAGCATCTCGTAGCGGGGCAGCTTCTTCATCTCCTCGTAGATCAATGAGACGATCCTGTTCCTCTCTCGCGTCCCGGAACAGTTGACTAACTGTTGTTTGAGAGAGAGGCCCGCTGAGGGGTCCACAGGGGTACTCTTGGGGGTGCGTTTGGTCGAAGAAGTCCACTTCGCCTTGCTCATTACCGCGGTGGGAGGTTGATGGCTTCTCTGAGGGGCTCGATGATGAACTGTCGGATGTACTTCCGCCGCTTCCGCATCGAACGGAAATTCGAACGGAGATAAACCGCGTCACGAACGACGTCTGTAATTCCATCTTGCATGTCTCCTATGTGTATCAGTCGCCTAATGGCGATGGTCTGCCAGTCGATCTCGTCGTCGGGTGCCTCGTCTTCTTCGTACTCCACGTCCATCTCGTTCATGAGCGCGACGGGGCATTGACCCTGACTCAGGTAGCTCATGATGGCATCGTTGGGCAGGAAGGGAAAGCAGAACAGGATCGGGAACTGCCAGGCTTGACCGTTGTGCATGGTGTACTGCTCCCGTACCTCTTCTAGGGAGGCGTTCTCCCCGAAGTAGATGGCTTCTAGGAAGGGGCCTGGGTTGTCCACATCCCAGTGCCACGCATCCCCTGCGCCCTTGTCTGCCTGGTGTGCCTCTGGTGCGATGAAGCCAGTCCAACCCTCATCCTTCAAGCGCTCCACCTCTTCCAGCACTAGGCCCGAGTACTCCCTGGTCGCCGGAACACTGTCCGACCCCTGTTTCCTCGGGAGGATCACCACTTCCTCGTTGTCCATCACTGAGTAACCCGGCAGCGGGTTCTTGTACCATTTCTCTGGCATCTTTCTCGTACCTCCATTCTACTCGACCAATCTTACCTCGCAGGGCCTCGATCAGCTGGTTGTTGTGTTCGATTTGATAGCGTAGCTGCTCGTTCTGAGCCAGCAGTTCGTTCATGTGGTCGTAGTACGCTTGTGGTTCCGTTGCCATGCGACCTCCTGAAAAGCGGCCCCCAGGGGAGGAGCGGTACCCTGGGAGCCCGTGGTGCTACGCGAATGCGTAGTAGCTACGACCGTTCTTGCCCTCTTCGAAGGTGAGGCGGGTCTTGAAAGGGATCTGGCCCAGCTCTTGTCGAGCCTCGACGGCCTGCATGAGCACCTTGCTGCCGTGGACGAAGTAGAAGCTGTCACCGGCTGCGTCCATGATCTCGATCATCGTAACCTCTTTGGGGTCACTGTCGCTCTCGATGAACTGGTTGGGGATGATCATGAATCCGGTCACTGCGATGTCAGCATCGATCAGATCCTTGGCCTTGGTCTTGGTCAGGTCCGCCGAGATTCCGGGGCCCCGGCCTGCTGCGGTCTTGGGCAGTGGGTCGTACTCAGGGATGGCTTCGAAAGTAGGATTAGTCATCTTCTTCTCCGTTGTTTAGTGAGGCGTCAAGGTTATCTAACGCGTCGAATACTCTCTTCTCTTCCACCCGGATGGCGAAGAGAAGCTTGGTGTAGTTGATCAGGTCAGCGAACCGGCCTATCTCTGGCTCGGGGTCCCTGGCACTTGGGTTGCTCACGAGGGAGCTGATGGAGTCCACATGCTTCAACATGTAGACCAAGCAGCACTGGGCAGGGGTCATGCCAGATGCACTGGCGACCCGCTTGAAGTTGGCGAGTACGTCCGTGCTGCCGATGGTGTACGAGGGGCGCTTGCTCTCCTCGATCTCTTTTGCTGCCGCCAGTAACCAGGCGGTGGTATCCATGTAGTCTGTGGCTAGCATTTCATGTCCTCATAGGGGTCGTACTTCGCGGTGAGCAGGGTGAGCAACCAGGCGAGCGGGAGGATTGCGAGTGCCTCCATCTCAGTCTCTCTCTCCTGGCGCCATACGGCAATAGGGATAACCCCATCGGGGGCTTCCGAACGTAGCTTGTCCATAACCGAGCGTATAGAGAGGCGCTGGTAACCGTACTTCATCTCCCACTGGACGGGTAAGTCGGGTGAGATCACGTCCGGGCTGTCTGGCCCACCCCGAAACTGGCGACCACGGTGAGCCAAGTAGCCCCTGTCCATGATGCGGTCCCGGAGCCAGCGCTCGCCCCTCTGTCCCTTGTCTCGGGAATATTTGCCCATAGTCGATTAGCCCGGCGTACGGATCAGAGGAACGGCGAGGGGAGGTACCCCTCACCTGATCTGATACATCAACCGTTGAGCTTCCTTTCTCTGCTTCCTCGCCCCCTCGGACGAGTACGGGTGATAAGAGTAACAGGGGCAGCAATAGAGTCCCAAGTCTCATGCTTGACTCCTGTCGAATTGCAACCCGGTACGCCCGATGACTCGGTAGATCTCTCTGAGCCACCACATGCGGTCGTAGATCGTCAAGTCTACAACCTCGTTGAGGCGCTGCGGGTGTTGTGCTAGCTTGGTGTTGTTCACGGCTGTAATGATCCTTTGTACCTGACACAGTGCGGGTAACTCTTCTTCCACATCACCCATTATATCAGGACACAGTGGCAATGGCAAGGCGATTCCAGGGAGGTGGCCTCGCAGACGCTCGTCCAGGGAGTCAACGATCACATCCCTAGCCAACCAGTGCAGGGCCTTGGGTATCATGATCTCGTTATCAGGCCAGTGTGTGTTGCTGTGTATCTTGCCCTGGTTGAAGGCCGTGTCCAACTCGATGGCCGGTAGACCCCAGCGCATGAAGGTCAGCGCAAGTAGGGTCCAGCGGTCGAGGAGGATGTTCCCGAACTGGATCGGGTGAGGGCGGTTCCCCCCATGCACCCACTTGTGGATCGGGACGGTGTACCTGTCCCCCGTGGGGTACGTGTCCAGGTTGACTCGCAGTGGTGGTGGTAGCCTAAATCTATCCATCCTTGCCTCCCGTTTTGTAGTAGTCTATGCCGAGGTCGCGGTGCAGGGACTCTTTGAGTATATCGATGGCTGACTGTACCGCTGGGTCTGTATCGGCCAGCGTCACGGTCATCAGGCCTACGCAGTCCTCACAATACAGGTCACCGGGGTAGTCCGCGTAGAAGATCCCCGCACACTCCTCACACTCAGACCGTAGGAGTGCATCGTTCTCACCCATGCCCATCGTGATCTCACGCAGTGCCTGGGCGAAGCCCTCCGACCATGTGAACTTCTGACCGTCGCGCGGTTCGTTGCGCATCGTGCGCACCACGTCGATGAGGTCGTCGATCTTAACCTGGGCAGCATCCCGCTGTGCTTTCACTTCACTGTACTTGGCAATATACTCGTCTTCTTCCATGATGAACTCCTTCTATATATATATAACAGGAAGACAGTGTCGTTTTATTCCCCTCTCAACCCCCTACCCCGCTCCCCCGACCCCCTCTCCCCTCCCCCCTTCTCTCCCGCTGAGCACGCGGGTTTCAACCACCACGCTACGCGTGCTACGATGGGGCATGGAAAAAATACCTTTATACGGCGGTGAAGTGGTCCTCTGCTTCAATCCGCGGAATCACACCTACTGGCTTGACGGTCACCCCAAGGACATCCTGCCCAATGCAACGGGCGTCCTGAAAGCCTTAGCGAAACCACAGCTCATAGGGTGGGCAGCCCGCATGGCGTCCGAGCACTGGTACGACGCGGTGACCCCCGGCGAGGTCCTGGATGAGGTGCAGTGCGAGACCATCTTGGAGAATGCCAAGCTGGCACACAAGACGTACACCGGAGGCCGTGGCAATATCGGCACCCTCGTACATAACCTGTGTGAGGAGGCGATCAACCACTACATGGGCCTCAACCCCTATCCAAAAGACCCGGTCAACCCCCACGTCTTGAACGGCTTTCGTGCGTTTGAGGGCTGGGTGGCAGGACTACCCGATGACATCCAGTGGTTGATGTCAGAGCGTATTACATACCATAGGGAGAACGGGCACTGCGGCACCATCGACGCTGCATGGCGTCAGAAGAGTGCCCTAGACATCATCCACTACGTGGACTTCAAGACCGGGTCGGGCATCTGGCCCGAGGCCGCACTCCAACTCTCTTCATACGCAGCTGCTCTCAGCTACGAGATGGACTGGCCCTTTGTCGATGGGCAGACTGTGCGGGACATCATCCACCTGGACATCAACAACGGAAAGGCCAAATTATGGGACGAAGCGAGAATAAGTTCCAAGTTGACTGGGTACGGTCTGAGTGCCGACTACCGCCAGTTTCTGACGCTACTCGATACCTACAAGTGGATCATGGGAGGTCCGAACAAGTGGAGCTTCCTCAAAGCATAACCCATCAGACCAAGGCCGATGCGCAGAGCCAGCTGAACAAGTGGTGGGCCGAAGTGGTGAATAAGACCGTAGCTAACGTTCAACCCGGTGGCTATTCCTCGGCCATGGCCAGCCTGGGCAATGCTCAACAATACGTGCAGGCGAAGCTGCCCTGGGCGCAGGACGTGATGGTGGAAAGCTTCGACTACGACAGGTCGGTTGGTATCGCCATCCGGGTGGGCGACTGGCAGCGTGCGTGCCGGTATGCTCTCCCCATGGGTGAAACCAATTTCGATGCACTCAAAACCATCCTGGATGAGAGCTGTCAGATCATGACAGATCAATTTCTTCAAGACGCCGAGCGGCCCATGCAGACGGTCAACCAGAGAGGATGCTTGCAATAATGGATCAGCCAAAGACGATCACCGTGAAGCTGAGTCAGAGCGAGGCGTGGAACCTCGACGACTTGTGCAAGACGAATGAGCTGAACATCTCCGACATGGTGCGGGAGTGTATCGAGCTGTGCAGCAGTGTCACCCGCATGCGCGAGTATGCTGCCAAGCCTGCGGTGCGTAAGAAGCAGGCACGGAAGGCGACCGACTTCGATCACCGCTTGGTGGATCACTACCAAGAGGTCTTCGATGATCACCACCGTGTCTTCTGGCCTAGCGTCATCAGCACCATACGCGCCGCGCAGGAGAAGGGCGTGTCAGACGCGGACCTGATAGGCATCGTGTCCGTGGCCCCGCTTGACCCCTGGGTGCAACAGAAGGTCCAGCAGGGCGATACCCCCCGGCTACACCAACTGCTCTCAGAGGCCATGATTGGCCGCATGCTGCCGCTCATCGACAGCACGGAGGAGAAGGCCGAGGTAGCACGCCAGCTACATCTACGCGGCACCGTCAAACCCAAGGCGGTGCAGGACTTGAAAGAGTTCGCGGATGCCGACATGCAGAGCGTGGCTTATGACCTCATCCAAGAGGCTAAGACTCAGGAGCAGGTACATGAAATCATCTCAGCTGCCCTTGACAAGCAGCTGGACAAGTACATTGCCAAGATGGGAGCGAAGAGTGAATGACCCGAATGAACGTCAGCGAGCAAAGGATCGCGGAGGATCTGGAATACGCTGTTGCGGAGCGCCTGCTGATAGCAGTGGGAGCGACCCCAAAGGAGCGCTCTCAGCTGAGGATGAAATACGGGAGGCGAGGACTGATTGCGACGATGATCATCAACGGGAGCGGGATGGAGTGGGCGGCGGAGGCCCTAGCCCTCCTGAGGCAGGAGCCCGCTGCGACGTGTGTTGCAACGACCAAGCCCGAGTCACCGTCAGATTCCCCGCCCAGGTGATCCAGAACGGCGAGGTCCTGACTGGGTATTACAACGAGCGGATCTGCCTCGACTGTGACCGCTGGTTCCAGTTGGAGTTTGATTTCTATCAGTACAAGTCGGAGGTGCACCATTAGCGATACAGAAAAAGCCGTACTTGCCTGCATCATGGAGCAGCCGAGTCTAATGCACGATGCCCTGGGTGGAGGCATATCCCCCAAGCACTTCGGGAGCCTAGCCAATGCGAAGATCTTCGAAATCATGGTTGAGATGGTGCGCTCTGAAACACCTATCGATCTTATCACGCTGCGGGACGCTCTGGGCGCCCGAGGTCACCTCACTTCTGTTGGCGATGTCGCCTACCTCAGCTCTCTTGATCTCGACCTGCCTGCTGTGGGTCATTTTGATTCATATGTGGATAGCGTCCGATCGGCTGGTGTACGCCGTCGAGTAGTTTCCGCCGGTAAGGCGATGGCGCGAATCCCTGACGGCACGTTTACGACAGATCAGCTGATGACGGAGATGCACAAACAGGTGCAGGAGGTCGTGGCGATGGCGGAGGGGTCCATGCGGATCACAACCGCTCAGCAAGCGATCGACGAATTATGTCACCAACTCGACGAGGGCTGGGACCCCGGTATCCCCACGCACTACACCAGCCTGGATGTCCAGCTCTCCGGGTTGCGGCCGGGCAACCTCGTCGTTATCGCTGCTCGTCCGGGTATGGGGAAAACCTCCTTAGCGATCAACATGGCGCACCAGCAGCTGGCTGCGGACGACAAGCAGGTGCTATTCTTCTCGTTGGAGATGTCCTCAGAAGAGGTCGCTATTCGGCTGCTTACCGCGGAGACCGAGATCCCCGCCCAGAAGATCAAGGTGGGAGCACTGGGACAGAGTGAGTGGCGAGAGATACACGAGGCCCGGCGATCGATCGGCAAGTTCCCTCTCCTCATCGAGGACAGTTGCGGTGTCAGTATCGACCAGCTCTCTTCTAAGGCGCGTGAGATACAGAACGTGAAGGGCGTGGACATTATCTACGTCGATTACCTACAACTGATGGGCGGAGTGTCCAAGAGCGCTAACCGTCAAGAAGAGGTGTCCGCCATCTCCCGAGGGCTCAAAGTGCTGGCGAAAGAACTGGATGTCCCCATCGTTGCGATGTCCCAACTGAACCGAGCTGTGGAGGGCCGCCCAGACAAAAGACCCCGACTCTCGGACCTACGAGAATCAGGGTCTATCGAACAGGATGCTGACTCGGTGATTATGATCTATCGGAAGGGGTACTATCAGGAGGTCGATACCACCAACGGCCTAACCCAACTGCTCATTGAGAAGAATCGTCATGGTCCGACTGGGACGGTGAATTTGGTGTGGCAGCCGGAAACTCAGCAATTTCTGAATCCGTAGCGTGGAACCAGGAGAGTATGAGGTCGTATTCTGCCTTGGACGCCTTGCGACTGAACTCACTCTGTTCGAAGTCGAGATCCTTCTGACTTGACACCCCCTCGTCGAATCCCAACCAGCGCAACGCAGCTATGAACCACGGCACTCGTCCGTTCGACTGCGGCCAATCCCACTGACGGGCGATCCGCGCTCGCTTCCACCTGCTCATGCCGCCACCTGCTCGTACCACTCGGTCAGGTAAGGTTGCCTGCGGTGGTTTTGCCACCTGTGTTTCTTGATATACACCCCTCCGTGATCGTGGGTCATCCTGGTGCAGTGCCACCCCCCGGCATCCTGCGGCATAATTGTCGTCGCCCACATCATCCCTCTGGGGCGCTCTTCCAATTTACGTAGTTCCATAGTTCTCAACTCCTTTCAGATGTCCAATTGCATTATAGCACAGATCGCCGCCCGCTGTCAAGGCGGTCCTCAACCTTACCTCCCGCGCTCTCCATACCTCTATTCGTAGTAGAGTCCCCCTGTGAAGCTCTTATCCAAACGCACACTCATAAAAAAACCCGGACAAGCCGTAGCTCATCCGGGAGTCGTTATCCGAACAGCATGTACACAATCCACAAGAAACAAGTCAGCGGGATTGGCCATACTGACCAGAGATCACGGCTTAATTGTGCTCTCATATCATGTTTACCACCTCGCCATAGGGCGGATATTCTGTTGCTCCCATGTGAATCGGATGATCGAAATTCAACCAGATCACAGGGAAGCATGGTTCAGGTGCGTATGAGTAGCACTCCATGTCTGTGAAGTACACCAACCCTGAGACTTCCAATCCCTCTTCTTCGATGACTTCGAATGCGGGTCTGAAACACGTTCCCCCACATCCTCTGACATCAAACTCCAACGGCAGGTCGGCTATGCCAATCTTCCTTCGCTCCATTACCTGCGTATTGACGAAGAAGGTTTCAAAGGTCAGGTTAGGGTGCGTTGCGATCACCCCAGCTACCTCTTCCCACATCTTGTTCAGTTGGTCGATGCTGACGGACACACTGATATCGATGACGATTGCCATCAGTTTCGGTGGCTTGTTTCCCGTGAGGGTTGGATAGTAGATGCCCTGGTCCACGTATCGCCTATTGGGCTTAGCCCATGAGTAGTCGTCTTTCTCAACCACTGATGACACGAAGTTCCTGAGCTTCATCTGCCAGGAACCTGGTGGCACGGTACCAGCTAGTACGTCTTTCGCTAGCTGTTCATCGCTGCCCATCGCTTGTGCGTGATAGGCCGCCTTGGCAGCGAGTTGCTTGATCTTGGTTGCCGCAGCATTACGCTCGGCATCGGTCAGGTCACACGGTGGCAGCACATCCCCGTGGAGCCAATCGATCTTTACATGTCGCTTCGCCGTCCCAGCTTGGTTACCGGCTCGTCCGCGGTCACCTAGCTTGTCGGGGTCCAGATTACCGTTAGCGTCGGTTTGGTCGCCTGCTTGGTCTTTGCCTTGTGCGGAGCCATCCGTCGTATCGTCATCGCCAGCGGTGCTGTTGCCCTTCTTATCACCATCGCTTCCGCCGCCGGTATCTGGTTGTCCGCCGTCAACCACCTCTGCATTGTCGTACAGGTCCTTGTAGATCCATTCTGGACTCTGTCCGGCATACTTGGCCCACATCATCCCAGTGTTGGGATCGTCAATGGGGAGGAGGGCACCTTTCACGGGTTGGAAATTCTTCCCCTCCGTGATCAGTTCATTGATCGTGATGTCAGTAGCGATGTTCCATAGTTTATGGTTCCTTTCTCTCTTACGGAAGGAGTGCAGGTGAGCGACGTGCATGACCTCATGGGCCATTAGGAAACGCCACTCAGCCTGCGTCAGGTCAGCACACGTTTCGGGGTTGTACAGAATGCGACTGCCATCGGTCGCTGCCACGGGTATGCCGTACATCCACTCACACGCCAACGAGACCAGGAATGATCCGTAGAACGCGTGGTGACGCAGGAGCCAATGCTTGGCCGTATCGTAATTGGCCTGCGTATGCGGTAGGGGCTTGGTGTCCCCTCTTATTTTCTTCAATGTCCAAATGTCGAAGTCTTTGCCGTTGCCGGTTGCCGGGTTGAACCAGCCTATTGCACAGTCTGGATCTTCGGTTGCCTTGCCCATATAGTCCACCATCACTGGCGGATTGTCTAGGTCAATGGTTTCCTGCGGCCCAACTTGCTCCGACCATGTCACCTTAGTCATTGAATGCCCCCATCTGGTTCTTGATCTTGTCGAGTACCGACTGGCTGTGGTCAGCTGCGTCCTGTCGGGCCTGCGGATCATCTCTCAGGGCCTGTGGGTCCAGGTCGCCGATGACGGCCGCTTCCTTGCCCAACGCATCGAGGTTGAAGTCCTGGCCGATGTTCATCTTGCCCAGGATATCCGTGAAGTCCTTGATGTTCTGCGGCAGGGTGTCGTGGAAGACGTTGTCAGGGTCGTCCAGGCGCTCTTGTGCGTGCTCCATCAAGCCTTTCAGCTTGCCCCACAGGTGCTCGGTGCAGTTGCGAGCGATCGCCTTCTCTCTGACGGTCCATGCAGCTTTCAGCTTGGCGATCTCCTCTGCGTGGACGTCTACGCGGAAGTCCCCTGCGCTTGGTACCGGGTCGTAGTCGATCGTGGCCCCGAATTGGTTGCGGATTTCATGTGCGGGCGGATAGTCTGCTGCGTTGAACGCGTCTTTCAGTTCGATCTGCGCTGCCTGGATGGCACCTTGGTAGTACGCAGGGTCACAGAAGACGTCGATCTCTCTCTCAAACTCTCCGATGAGCGTGGCGATCCTCTTGGTGTACTCCATGAAGAAGTCCCCAGGTAGCAGTTGTGCCCCTTTCCACTCCCATGGTAGGGTGTGCGCATAGTGGTAGCTACG